GGGGCATGGCAAACGGAGTATGCCTCACAATTGGCTGTGAACTATATGTGCGGCGCTGGGTGCGGGACGGAATTAATGCGCGGAAGGTAGGCGTATAACAAAGTAATATCACGACTCCGCGAGGAATTGCACCATGTTTGACCCTGCAATATTAAAATACATGACTACGGCACAGAGGCGCCACATCTCCATGCTTGGCGTACAAGCTAAAGAAATCGAGCGCATAGCACGAGGCCCGCAGATTTACTCGGTCATCCCCAGGGGATTACAGATCGCGCACCTCATCATTGATCTACGATACGACATGACGCGCTATCACCACACCCTGCTATTTCAGGCGGGCAGATACCACAATCGATTCCGCCGCGTCGTCAACAATCAAAAACAAAACGGCCTCATCTGCTGGAGTGACGCCGCCAGAGAGGACGAAAAATTCATTATCCCCATTCGAAAAGACATGCTCCAGGAGCACTAATGCAAAAGTTAATCACGCTCAAAGAGTGGGATGAGCGGCATTTTAACCCAGCCCACAGCACCCGCACGCTGAGAACATGGGCAAAAGATGGCAAAATTCAGCCAAAACCGCAGCTTATCGGGCGAGAATACAGAGTGATGGAGGACGCCGTTTACGTCCCCACCCTGCGCCCACTTCGCATTCCGCCTATCACCGTGATAGAGTCACAGGATTCCGTAGTCAATGAAATCATCCTCAGTGGGCAGACCAAGAACCAGCGGCAGGCGTGACCTGCCCGACAACCTAACCCCGCGCACGCGTAAAAGCGGCGGGCAAACTACTGTCTACTGGTATTACAGAGACCCGCGAGACGGCAAAGAAAAGTCACTAAAATGCCCCAATGATCGTACCACGGCGATCCGACGCGCTAAGGAAGCCAACTCAATTATCGCGCGCGAAATGGCCGGCCAGGTCGTCATCCAAATCACCACTCCCGCAGCATCAACGCAAAAATCCAACAGCACACCCTTTAACATCTTCGCCGTCCACTGCCTCACACTAGCCCAAAAACGAGGCCTCGCTGATAACACCATGCGGTCGCGCAAAAGCCACACCAACGCTGCCGCTAACTGGTTCGCGGATCGCCCGATCCACGAAATTGACATCGCAGATATCAACCAACTGTTAAAGCACTACACCGATCAAGGCAAAAACCGCACCGCCAAAGCCATTCGCTCACTACTATGCGATATCTGGGACGAGGCCCCACGTGACGGCGTACTACCCACTAATCATGGCAATCCCGCACGAATGACCCGCAACATCAGCGCCAAAGTCAACCGCGCCCGACTCACCCTCGAAACATTCAGCGAAATCCTGCACCAGGCCGAATCGCTCGCCAGCAAACGCGGCGAATGGATAGCAAACAGCCTACTGCTCGCACTCATCACAGGACAACGCCGCGAAGATATCACCATCGCACAATTCCGCAAAGGCCAAGACTGGCAGCCCGCATGGGAAGCCCACCAGCTAAGCAATAAACACAATATCCACCCGTACCCATTCATCAAAGATGATCATTTTTGGATAGTACAGCAAAAAACCGGCGCGCTGGTTAGCATCCCTCTCAACCTAAAAATGGACGCCATTAACCTCAGCGTTGGCGACGTAATCGAGCGCTGCAGATCCGACATCGCCACCCGCCACATCATCCACCACACAAAACCCTTCGGCCAAGCGCCCAAAGGCAGCCCAGCACATAAAGACAGCATCAGCCGCGCATTCAAGGAGGCCAGAAACTTAACAAACTTAAAATGGCCAGGCAAAACCCCGCCCACCTACCATGAAATTCGCTCACTTTCCGAGCGGCTATACAGCGCACAAGGGATCGACACTCAAGCACTATTAGGGCATAAAAACGCCAGCATGACCGCCGTCTACAACGACTCTAGGCAAGCGGAATGGGGCATCGTGACGGTATAATACGATTCAAAACATGTTAATTTATCGTAAAATATAAACTTGACATATACGACGCATAGTCGTATATTAATTGCATGGACCACAGGATTAACCCGAGGCCAAACAAACCTTCACAGGTTCGAGGATTTTCAAAATGAGCAAAACAACAATCACAACAGCACGCACAGGTAACGATGTCAATATAGACTTTGCCACCAAAAAAGTGACCATACCAGTTGCAAACCATGATGACACGCTAAGCTGCCAACGGGCATACCCAGCAAGCAAAGGCCATACAGACCACGAGCAATGGCCGCAAAATGGGACGCACTATATAACATTAAAAAAGACAATTATCGCTCTAACAGAGGATCAGGCAAATAAGTTCAATGACGCGATCAGCGAATATATCAAGCTAAAGCTTATATCAGATCAACGAGCCCTTGATGCAATAATTCCCGGCCTGTCTCTATTGCAAAAAGCAAGCAATGATCTGGATAATTATCACTACAAATTTAATAAAGCGACGGAAGATGAGCATAACGACGGCGTCAATATGCCAGCTCACCCCGGCAACTCACTAAGCGAGTTGTGCAAAGAGTACCCGACGGCAGCACTGTATCTAAAGGCCGAGTCTTACAGCTTTGCATCTCACTCAAGCAAGGCATCAGCAGGCGACAAAGCCAAAAAGCTACTCGCATCAGGCGGCGGCATTACTGAGGCGGAGTCGATACTTGATAACTGGCTGCCCGAGAGTGCAATCTGGAATTAACAAAAAAGGGGCGCAAGCCCCCTTCTCAGCTAACATTTGACAGTTTCAATCCACGCCCGCATTGCGAGCGCCAACACACTATCCAAGCTGCAAATATTTAAATCCAACGCGCCTAAGCGCGACAAACAAAGGATACATAAAATGCACCATCAAATCAAAATTAATAAAGCCCAACGCTTAGCTCCAAAGCTCCCTAAGGCAAGCGCTGAGATATGGAGATCAATCCCAGCAAAGCTGCACTCCCAACTTACCAGCAAGCAACTTGCCCTCGTTGTAGAGGTGCTAGACAGCCACTGGCACAAGGCGGCAAACCACACCACTAATGAGATCATAGCCGAGGGATATGTGTGGTCCAACAAACATCAAGCACTACTTGACATCACCTACCCACAACACTGAGTTTAACATGGCCCAACACATATCAATCACACAACTACTCCGCAAAAACTACAGCTGTGCAGAAAAAAAAGAGCTGGCGCTGAACTGGGTCGATGCTTGGCAGCTTGATCAAAGCAAGTGCATTACCCGACTGGGAATTGCCGTTAAAAACAACGACTTTGACGAGCAATGCATCGCAGTCGGACAATTAAAAGAGCTGTCACTAAAACGATTCAGCGCACTCCCAAACGTAATCGACGCCGCCTTTGAGGCGGAAAATATAGCCCGAAAATTTAAAGCTAAGCGCGATGAGTATTTAAAAAGCAATGACAAATAAAGCAACTCAAACACGCGAGGCACTAAACCTTACGTCACGCCAGGCTGGCGAACTATTTACTGGCCATCTTGGACAAAACGCATACGATACCTGGTCCCGCTGGGAGCGCACAGGCAACTGGCCCGAACCAGTCAACCAGATGCTTAAGATAACACTTACGCTAATCATGGCCAGAGATTTAAAAACAAAAGGCGCAAGTGGCGCGCTAGATTTAGTCATAAAAATGCTGCAGGGTGATAAAAATACCTGCAAATAACACTCAACCAACAAACGTTTCGGAAAAGTTTCGGAACTTTTACGGAAATACAATGTAAGCCATTGATCTATATAGCTGTCGGTTTGCTGCCCATGCACACAAACAGAACCCTTATATTTTTCATTATATTCAACCAGTTAGATAACTTTCAAGGGAACTAAACACAGCCCCTAATAGTCAGTTTACCACCCAATAGGAACAAACACTTACATGCTAGTTTCGGAACAGATTTCTTACCAAATCCGCCCCATCCCGCCGCACATGTTAAGGCCGTAGCCACCATACTCTTTACCAACCCCGGACACATGCTCGCAGAATAATTTCACATCACCCAGCGCCGAATGCTCAAATTCACCGCGCACGACACCAAGCGGATTTCCTGACTTAAACGAATCAAAAGAATTGCTGTGAATGGCAATGCCTGCATGAATCGAGCAACCAGATACAGTAGACAACGACAGAATAAATGACAATCGCACCCATCCACCACACATTGCAGCTCTCATTGTTACAGCGCAACACTATAATTACCGGACAACTTTAATACGCCACTGCTGGTAATCTGAAAGATTCTCAGCAAACTGGTACCACTAATTGAAGCCCATTCGTTCAGAGCAAGATATCCTCCTCCGCCAGAAGAAACGAACGTCCCTACAACATTACCACCAGCCACAGCTAAACCCAGATTAGCAGAATAGCCAGAATAAGCGCTATCTCTACCCGAGAATTCAGGCACAAATGGAAGGTTACCAATACGCGCCTCACTTATAGCACTCAATGTTCCAAGGCCACTCATAGTGAGGTCAACTGACACAAAAACCCTATTCCCATGTCTTGTATACGAACCTTCTTGGACCGCATAGGTCTGCCCCTCCGCCCCACTATTCGACGGGTCCCATAATTCAGGGGAAAAGGTACCTGCCTCATAACGCACAGGAGCACTAATCAGCGGCCGAAGATCATCAATAATCGAATTAGTAATGACTGTCATGGAAGTTGCAAGCCTTACCCTCGCAACAGGGATTTTGCCTGCTGTAATTACCGGATCAACCGGACTCACTGCCTCAACACCAGCAACCACCGAAACAACACCGGTAGTATTATCGACTACAACGATATCGTTTCTCGGATCAGTAACAGGCGCGATGATTGCGCCCGCTGCTTGCTGTGCCAGCTCAACAAGCGCTACTCCTGATTGCAATCGCCCAGCATCCACCACCACCGTCATATCTGGCACGGCGGCCTCATGCGGGGCAAACGCACCACCTATCTGGCCATCCACAGCAGACGCCGCATCGATCTCAGCCATGTACTGAGTATTATCGACAGCCCCAGGAAAATTAGGCTGCACTCTAGTTGCTACACTCATACACTTTCCGCCTTCCAGTTAACTACGCCACCGACATCAGCGCCGGTATTATCAAAAACATGCACCGTAAAGCCAGCGGTGCTCACTGATACCGCGGTGCCGATCAATGCCGTTGCCGCGATAACTGTGATTTCCACATAAGGTTCTTTATGGTATTCAGCATCAAACACAACCGCTGTACCACCGGGTGTGACCACCACACCCCGCCCCTTTTCAACCCTTTCATCCTGATCTAGCGTAGGTAAAAAACCAGTCACAACCGCCTTACCAACGCTAGTATCTAGCCGCAACATATGCTTCACATACTGCGCTGAAACCTTGCCAATCGACCACGGTTCAAAGCCATCGTAAGCGCCAGCAGCAAGCCGATAATCAATCAACAATCCAGGGTTCGCGACACCTTCGGTAACACCAGGCCCCAGTGCCGATTCGATCACACCCCACACCCCCACGTTGTCATCAAAGCCACCATCCTGCTCTGGCGATTCATAGGTGCAAATTAACGCGGGTGTTGGTACAAACGAAAAATTATCAAAACCACTGTAATAGCTAGGCGGGTGCTGGTCAGACGGGATCAACTTTCCGGTCCAGTGCTTAACAAAATTAACCTTAGTGCCTAACCAGTCAGGTGCCTGCTGCTCTTGCAGTATCACTTCGCTGGACCTCGAAAATACCAACGGGTGAGTTGCAGCATTAAGTGAGTAATTCCCAGTTGTATCGACCGCCTTGCAAAACAACACCCATTCGCCCGGCGGGAGATCGGCATTGGTAATACTGGTACCACGCGTCACTTCAGTTAATGGCGTTGAATCTTCCCAGTTCGCACCAACAGGCTGCATATACCTGAGTTCATACCCCGCCAAATCAATATCAGAAACCTGATTCCACTTTAAAATAGCCGCCCCGGCATTCTGCGCAGCAACAAAACCGGTCACATCCGCAGGCCGCTCAGACTTACCCAGCACCGGATGATTCAAAAAATCTACCCAATCCCCAGCAACCCCATCAGCGCCCACGGATTGAACGCCGAAATCCCAAAGCTCATCCGTACTCACTTCAATCACAAACGCTTGCACGTTATCCCGCCCTATCACCATCGGGCCAAAACTATAAAGTGACTCCGATGATTGCTTGTACCTAACGTGATAGCCAACAACCCTGGCATCCGTTGAGGCCGTCCAGCTCGCGAGCGCTCTAGCGGTGATGGTGCCGTCTGATTGCTTAAGGAGTTGCGCGGTACCGGATGCCACGCCCAGCGCCGTGGGTGGCGCGAGAATGCCGTCGTCTACATCTGCCACAGGCGCTGTTGATGATGGGATTGATTGAATTCTTACCGCGCCTTCCCTGAGATTTTGGAACCCATAAAAACCACTATCGCGATTGTAAACCGGCCACGGCTCGTCATTATTAACAAAGCTAATTCCACCGAGGTTGTTACTGGGTGAGCCAAGAAAATCAGGTTCTGGCATCTCTGCCGTGAATTCGGAGATACTCGGTACCGCTGATGTATTGCCATCCACCAAAAAATAACAGACAGCTGGCGCACCTGACGCACCAGCGCCTGCATATAGCGTGCGATCTGGGTGTGCAGCAAAACCAAGCTTGTTATATACCCCGCCTACCTGCCCCTTGCCCCCGTTTAAAAGGTAACTACCAGATGCACCGGCCGCAAATCCACGCGCGATAAACACCACCGCAGCGCCGCCATTACCGCCATCCCCACCCGCAGCCAACGCAAAATCCCCAAGAATCCCCGGCGTAACGATATCCATACCACCACCACCAGACGACGGCCGCATGTCTGCCGGTATCCCCACCAAGGATGTTCCGTTATTCGTCAAGACCAACTCTGGTATTACGTCATTCGCGCCACGCACCACCGCAGATGCTTCGTCGACTGCTGATATGCTGATACCAGCAAAAGCCCCCGAAGGCAGCCGGTACCCATGCCCAGCTTTCGTAGACCCGTAATACCCAGGGGTACCTGGCATCGGCCCGAAAAAGTCACGAGTAGTACCAGGCCTACCATTACCCGAGAGATCAACATAGCCATTCCGGGTAAACGTACCCATTATTCTGGGCTGCGCGTTCTGGGTAAGCGTTAGCGTGACATCGGCATCCACCGTCACATCACTGTCGTACCAGTAGATGTTATTCACATCATTCATATCATTGCCGCCAACCAACGTCGAATCCGCCGTGATGTGCCACACGCCACCAATCAGCGAGCCGGTCGTGGCAACGTCTAGCTTATTAGCCGGCAGCAACCCTGCTGCTACGGAATAAAACGCATCATCAAGGTCATTCGCAGCATCAGGGTTGGCAACAATAAAACCGGCTTTCTGCGAAGAACCAAACAGGTAAAGCACCACATCTTTTCCAGACGCCTTATACCCAATCACTTCAAATGCTCGGTCTAAATCTCCGCCACCGTTAAAGTCCCGCTGCTTAAATCGGCACCAAACGATATCACCCACCTCAATCGCATTAAGCGAATCAAAGCACTTAACAGTGATTAAGAGCGGCGGCCCTGCATACCGATCCCGCAAGGTGTTGAACATACTCTGGAGAGCAGCATCAGAATGAATCGAACCATGCAAGCCATCAAACGTTAGCTCGATGGGATTATTAAGCTGATGCGTGCCTATCGATATAGCATCAGAGTAGACATTAGTTCTAGAAGGCTTTTCTTTGCTAACCAGCTTATTCCAATGAATAGCAAACTCATTGGCAACATTCTTGTTATCACTGTCTAACGCGGAATAACTCATCACGTTTGAGGCATCCAGCACCGTAACCGGCGCAGCCCCAGAGAGCACGCCAGTCATGCGCTTATAGCCTAGCTCACCGGTAGACAGCACCGGCATAAAACAACCACACCTTAAGTTCACCTGCTCTTGCAGGAACTTTTTACCATCTATTTTTGTACGCCCATCAAACCGAAGCATCGCGCCTTTGGTATCATCTGCCGGGTCGTATAGGTCAATGCCAATATTACCGAACTGAGCCGTATTAACATAAGCGGGATCAATACCCAGCGTCCAATGAGGCGGCACCACTGGATCAGTACCCATTAAAATAGTTTTAGCCATTTTTGGCGCTGGCAATTCCAGGTAAATATGCTCTTTTATTTCTGGCTGTCGATGGCTTGGCACGTTGTCGCCATCATCAATACTGACACTGAAGTCTTTAGTGTTAAACCTGCCACCTACGCACCCGGTAAACGTTGACGCCGTTTTACCGGTATACCGGATGATGTTCTTTTTACCATCAACCTTAAATTCCAGATACCCCACCGTCGCATTAGGCGCATCAGTAAAACTAGGCCCATGCGCCACCATCTCAAAATCATCGGTACCATTAAGCGGAACGGTTATAACGGTGTCACCAGGGACATCACCAACACTGGCAGTGTAATTGGCAAGCAGGTTAGTTTTCTTCTGATCAAAGATATTCTTTTTTGTTGTGCGCTGAATATCATTACAGCGAAACGTATAAACACCTTTATTATAGGATGTTTTCCCCTCAACCAACTGCGTACCGCCCGGTGGTATTTGATAATCCGCCCACAACAATCCAGCATAACCACGCCGAACCCTTACGCGTTTTCTGCGCAGCCCATCACCACCGGCTAACTTTGTATTCAGCAGATTAGTGACGGCACGGTCTTTGTCAATCAGGTCAAACGTGAGCGAACCGATTGAAAACTTCGTGCTTCTTGGATCTAACTTTTGCGAAGTGACGACCGGTTTTTTTACCACGCTGTAAATCACATTGGCATCGGGCGTGCCCGGCGGCACTTCACAATCAGCATGCGAGGTGAAGTAATAAAGATCGGTATTGGCTAGATCAAACGAAACCTCAATCACCCAACGGACTTCTTTCCTCAGGTCGTTATTTGCCTGGTGAAATTTTGATGAATACTCAATCATAGCTGCTTAACCACAAACGAAGCAGTGCGCCACTGGCCACCCTTTGCACTTTCAGTATATTTTTTACTGGTGCGGATAAATGTTTTCACCTCATCCGGCGCGGCTACCGTGCCATAGAAATCAATCGTGAATAGCTCTGATGCGCGAGTGCCAAACATGAATTCACTGAACTCAGCAATACGGGTGTGCGTGCTATCCACCCGGCTCATCACGCCCGTGGTTAGGCTGAACTCAACATCATCACCATCAAGATGGGTTTCTGTTTGAGTACGCCCAAATGAGACGTTGTCATCTCTAAATGTTTTTACACTGCGCGGGTTCGCCTGCAGCACCATCTCTAATGTATAGAGCAGCCCTTCTTGCGTGTAAAACGAATGCTTATCAAAGAGGTGTTTTTCTTTGTTATGAATCGCTCTTTGCTGCGCAACGGTCGGGTAAAACGCCATTACCCTGGCAAGGGAAATAGTAGCGGTTGTGGCGGGTGTGGTACCGGCCACGGAATAACCCACGCGCAATATTGCAGTGGCATTGTTAAGCGTTGCCACGGTATTGGTAACCGGGGTAATGGCGATGCGTGCACCGTTAATCGCAATCACCCAGTTAGCGCCCTCACGCCCGAACGAGACTAAGCGCCACGCGCCGTCGTCATAATCAACATCCGGCGTAATCACCACATCTTGCGTGATGTAATCATCATCAGTAATGTAAAACGCCAGCGCACCCGTGCTACCAAGCGTGGCGCGGATGTGACCACCACCGGAATAACCACCCGAGAAAAAAGAGCGCTCAAATATTGTTTGCGTGGCAACAGATGCATCAAACTTCACCCAGGCCATTAAGCAGAAATCATCAAGGCCGAAATCAAGCGATGAATTATATGGCTGCTCTAAATAATCAGCCGCGCTGAATCCTGAGTAACCCACGAGATCAGCACCGGTATTCACTGGGCTTTTAACGATTGAGCCGTAAACACCAAGCCCGCTGTTACTGCTCGATAGATCAGGGACGGCAAGCCTCACAGATGCATTGTCGAAATAGGCAGTACCCGGAATCCCCGCCCTCAGCAATATATTGAACGACGTCCCGCTTGCGACAAACGTTAACGATAGCGCAACATCAGTAGTGCTTGTGTCAGGAAGCCACAGAACATCGTCAGGAGATTGTTCTATATCTAATATTGCATGCGCGGAAGTTCCTGCGCGGGCCTTAACGGAGGCTATATAAGTCTGCCCCGTCAGACACAAGATATTTTGACTGGCTAACCCGTTCGCGGTTATGCTTGTAACCTCAAGTTCCCCCGAAACTGATAATATAGTTGAACTAATATTCCCCCACCCTACCGTGTCAGTAGTGAAATCACCGTTAGCCACCAACTCAACACCTACCAGCGTTTCATCTACGGTATCAGCTAGCCATGCGCCGACTTCGTTGCCAAGCAATGAAAAGCCGCGCTGAGCGGTATAAGTGAATACAGACATAGGGATTCTCGAAGAGTGAAAAACAAAAAACCCGCCGAAGCGGGTTTAGCGGGTTGGTTTTTATTACTACCTCAGTGAAACAACCCACCAGAGGCATGACGACTCCGCGGGCGCTTGTGCGTTATTTTTGCATGCGATACCCGCCCCGCCATCTCCTCACTGTGATCAGCGAGCATCTGGGAAATTTTCGTTAAGCCTTTAGGTGTGAAGCGAACAGAAAAGCCCACCTTTTTCCGGCCCCGGCTTTTAAAATACTTTGTTGCGTGAACCAGGTACCCCGTATCAAGCGCACGTTGGTAGGCACTCCAATCCGTAGAACCTTTATTTTTAAACATCCAGCCGAATAAAATATAACACAAGTGAGTTATAACATAATTGAGGCTCATTGTATTGTCAAGCGGTATAACGCACTCTTGTTACATGAGTGAAATAATTAACTACACTGTCAGAGTCGAACGCGAACTCAAAGATGCAATGAAAGCTGATGCTGAAACACACAGCCGCAGCCTCAACGCGCATTTCGTCAAAATTCTTGAGCAGTATCTTGCTGGCGAGCTTGTGCCCGTCGATGAACTTCTCAACGACCCACGTTCACGCAACCTCATTAAAGCCATCATTCAGTCCGCAACGGAAACCACAGAAGACGACATAGCAAAACGCTTCATGGAATTTGCTGACTCAGACGCCTTAGAACAACTTGTAAAAGAGATGGAAAACAAATAACAATGAACGGCCGGCGAGTCATTTACTTTTACCGCAATGTTTTTCGACTGATTTGGAGATACTCCAAAAAAATTAAAGCGAGATACCGATCATGAAACACTTAATAACGATAGTGTTGGCTTGCGTGCTGGCTGGCTGTGGCGGTAGTGATACTGGCGATAGCAGCAACGAGACAATACCGCTACCAAGCCAACCCGCAGCAACTACATCCATAGACATCGAAAGCCTCAAAATAACCAACTGCGGCAATGCGCCCGCAACCTTGAGACCAGATCACTCGGTTCTTGACGTATACAGCTACCCAATCAGGAACAGAAGACTCTCATATACACCGTCAGTGCACACACGGTGCTCGAATGGATACTGCGATGAATATATTTACGACTCAAATTTCAAACGACTAGAGTGGCACTACACCCGCCCTGCCAGCGATCCAAAACCAACGTTAGCCTGGTCAAAAATATACACTTACACCAACAACAAAATTGACACCATCACACATTACGAAAACAACCATATTGTTCATGAAACAAAACACCAGTATGGCCATGACTTGCTTTTGATCAAACAAACAACAACTTTTGATAGCGATAACAAACGGTTCATTGACTACAAATACCACAGCACCGGACTGCTTGCTCGTGTTGACAGCGGACAGACATTCAGCGGCGTAACAAAGTTAATTACATACAGCGAATATACATACTGCGACAACAAAAATTTACTACTCCGCAGCTCCGGAAGCCACACGCGTGGGCCTGCTGATACATGGCGCGTATACAACTACGATTCAGATGGAAAATTGATACAGACGATAAATACCAGAAAATCCCCAGACGATGTCACGATCGTTTATTACGAGTACAACAATGGCAACCTAATCCTTGAAAAATTCGATGGCATTGGCCGCCTACCCCAAGACGGGATCATTGATTTCAACCGCTACTCTAAATTCGATGAATACAACAACCTAACACACAGTTACGGGCACTACCCCCAACTCAGCATCTTTGAGGGCAATAGAAGATATGCTTACACGTACATTTTAAATTAAACCCTAATTAACCACCACCCTAAGCCGCCACTACCTGCTCACCATTTACAGTCAGCGTTAACAACTCAGAATCAACACTTCTAATAACCGCACGCCCAACAATCTCATCAAGCTCTTCAGCCATCACTGAACCATTTACGGTTACATTAACCGTGAGATTTCGCCCGCTGGCTTCTTGCGGTTGCTGTGGCAAACCCGTCTGCGGGCTTGCATTAAATACCGGCTGAGGCGCTGAGCCACCGCCCCCACCACCAACACTGCCACCGCCAAACTTTGCATTACGGATTGCGTTCACACGCGCCGAGCCGGCCGCTACCGCAGCAAGTGCCGCCGCCACACCCAGCGCCGGGCCAACATAGGGAATGCTGGCCATCGCAGAATATGCGCCGCTCGCTGCCTTCTGCGTATCAATCACCGCGCCGCCAATGGCAGCGGCTTGCCCAACCTTAAACATCTTTTTACTGTTGGTATCCATGAGCGAGCTCATGGAATTCATCACGCCACCCATCACAGACATCTTGCCTTTCCAGCCAGACGACCACATCTGCTGCTCAGCAGTCATCGCATCTTGGTTAAGTTGCGCGCGATCGTTTAAATAGGTCGCTTCTTGATGCAGCAACAACGCCTGCATGGTCGCTTCGCTGATTTGCTCATTCTCATGAGCAACAACCAGCATCTCCGCACGGCTCTGATACGACAACGCAAGGCGCTCTTCTTCTGAAAGCAAGGTTTGCGAGAAGGCTTCAAACTTTTTAGTGTTGGCGTCATTCACTGCTAACGTCTGTTCAGCAATCACCCGCTGCGCTTCACCAAACTCCAGTGCAGACATAGTCGCTTCTGGGTACGCCTCACGCGCAATCTGAAACATGCGGGTACCAAACTGTTCAGCGGTTTCAAGATCAAAGATCGGTTGATTAGCAGCACCACCGCCCTCACTTAATGCTTCGGATGCATTCGCGGCATCAATGTAATTACCCGTCAATGACGCGAGCTGAACTTCCAACTCATTCAGTTTCTGCTGGTTATGGGTCGAAGCTTTCGAGTGCTCACCGGTCGACTGAACAATGGCCGCCTGCGCAAGCGTTAAGCCCCTGTATGAATTCGCGGTGGCGTGGATTTGTGTTTGCAGGCCCGACAATTCAGATTCATAGTCAAGATCAATATCGTGCAAGCTGGCAGCTTTTAGAATCCGCTCCATTCGCTCCAGATTAGTGGGGTCGATGTTGTCCATGTGAATACCCGCTTCACGTAACAGCGCCACATTCGGTTCAATCTTGGTTTGGAATATCGCCAGCGCCTGCGCACCTTCATCAATACCGAGCGTATTAATGAAGTTACGTGCATCGCCCATCATACTGGTGAGCGAGGTGATTACCGGCGCAAGGGTAATGGTAAAATCCCGACCCATCGCTTCGAACGTCGCCTGCGCTTGCTGCAGTTCAATGTTGGTTTCACGCAGTACCTGCGCATCAACATCACTGATGGCAATACCAGACCTGATCGCCTCTTCACGCAAACGACCAAACTGTTCAGCATTGTTTTCTAATAACGGCAATAACAGACTAGCATCACTCGCCATCTGCTCCATGATGAAAACTTTCTCATCATTGGTTTTAATATTTTCCAGTGCCTCACCGATCTGCAACAACTTCTGATCGGCAGACATATTCACCAGCTCAGCCGCTTGCAGGTTCAGAATCTCTAACGCCTCAGCACCTTCGCCGGTACCTTGAGAAAATGCCTCACCGACCCGCTCGTTTAGATCCTTAAGGATATCCGCGAACTTCTCCTGCGAGACCGAAACAGTTTCAGAGGCGTGACCCCAGGCGGTAAGCTCTTGTACGCTGATCTTTAACGCATCAGCATAGGCCAATGTTTCACGCGAGGCATTAGTGCTCATAGAAACAATCGCACCCAACCCACCAATACCGAACGCAGCGCCCACAATACCGTGGAACTTGCGTACGCTACCGGTGAGCTTGTTCAGATTATTATCCATCGACTGAAAAGCCGCACGGGTTTTATCTGAAGCAGATAACTCAAATTTAGCTTGAGGAGGCATTTAAAGTTTCCAGTAGTTCCATTGCTTTCACGTAGACATTAGGCTGCTCATATGGCCCTTTATCGGGGTACCACATGTGGCTGTTTTTATAGTGCTGATGGAGCTTTGAAAGTAGATGTGTTTGCGCGGAGATCATCGGCTTGAAACAAACGTTCGATTCGATGACACCCTCTATCACAAACTTTGGGTATGGAGCGGGCCCATTAGAACCGGGCCATTCTTTGGATTCGTCGCAGTAGTGGCCATTGCCACAGTTATTACAATTGTAGATATCCGGCTTACGCCAGACCTCCACTACTGCGATGATTAGTTTTTTTCGTCTTCGCCTGTAAAGTTAGTGGCATTTATGATTTTTTGAGCGGCAATCCTGAGGCGATTAGGCGGTATCAATCGATTAATATTCACCGACATAACAGGGTATTTATTACCCGCCTCATCATGCACCGCATCACCCTCCCAATCGACAACACCCTTTGTTACCGCAAGGCGCAAACCTTTACCGGTAATCACCATATTGCCTTCGTCATCAAACGAAAGTTCAGGCATTAACTCCAACGCATCCAACCCGGTAAGCGGTATAAACTTTAACCGGATGCCGCCCTCTTCTTTTGGCTCGTCCCATTGGGGGGCCAATTTTTCTATTCCTGTGGGCATGGCAGTCCTTAGGTTAGTGTCATTGTCATAGAGTCATCGCCTGATGACGCCGCCGCACCGAATCCATTTTCATAGGTTCGCTTGCCTGCACGCTCACCTGGCGACAACTCACGAGGGGTTATCGCTGGCAGCGCAAAGGCCACCTGATTACCCGGTGCACCGACCGGCCCAACGGCAATGGCCGACGCAGTGCTATTACGAAACTCACCGATAAAGTCTTTAGCGGCGATGGTCATTGCACGTGGATCAAACGAACCAGAGACATCACGATCACCAATGATCATTTCACCGTAACCGTTAGCCTGATTAATATCTTCATCTGGCTGCACATCACCATTCAATGCAATATTCAGCTTTGAAATTAACCCCGAATAACCACCGATGGTAAAGGCAGAACTCAAGACCTTAGGCCCAGGCGCAGTAATAAGCGTAGGCGATGGCATCGCCACGTCAGTGATGCCAACCAAATGCCCTTTCATGGTGAAAGGCGCACGAATGCCATCAGCAGTCGCGAGGTCAAAACCAATATCACCACGGCAACCCACTACCTCAAAACGCACCACACCACCCTGAACCTCTTCATAGAGGTAGTAAGAACCACTCAAGTGACCTTGTGACACCGGGCTATAAGCCACGGATGTGAGCGCCACGATGGTTTGCGCCATGCCACAATGGCGCAAGATAGCGCCCTCCTTTGGCGGTGTACCGGCAACACCCGAACCACGCACTTCAATAAACCCGCTAAAGGTAAAGTAATCACCCGCATGCAGATCGGCCAACTTGTCGAGCGTGCCAAGCGTCATAGATGGCCGCTTGACCATGCGCACGCCATCAAACCCCCAACTAAGATCACCCACCAACATGGCATCATTCGCGGCATCGGGCACCGAGTCGACACGGTAAGGGCCTTCGTCTTTACCTAGCAAAACACTTCTAATCATGGGTAACGCCTCCAGGCTTTTCTTCATTCACTGCAGCAGGCTGCTGCGCTGGCTTAGCATCAGACTTAACCGGCGTGTTTTTATAGGCATCCGCCTCAGCCTGACTATTAAATGTGCGAGAATTGCCATCATTCGCCACGAACGTTTGCTTTTCACAAACCTGAGCGGGCTTAACCACTGCCACTGCCTCAGCCTCTTTCTTCTTTTTATCACTTGCCATACAGGCCTCCATTAATTAGCGGGATCTATTGCATCTCTGACATACTGAACTTCCCAGACGACTTCACGCTCACTCTGGGTTTCATCAAATTCGTTTGTTTGAACAGCCTCGACACGATCCTCTCTAAGGCCACAGACATAACCGAGCCCAAGCGCCTGACCATTAGGGAGATAACCGAGCAGCGCAACATTCACTTCTTCCCGCATAAGCCCCAATGCAGCCGCTGCCTCGCTCTTTTTACCTTTATGAATCAGCGTTAGATGCAATGATGTAACACTTTCTATAACAGGCCACGCCTGCTCATCCACAGGCACATCATCACCTTGCTGCACTTCAATGGCATGAGTGACCTCATCACCCCAACTGAACTCGCGCTCTAGCTCTACATTCGCGCCGGATGTTACAAGCCCGGTGATAGTTACCATGAATGCATCGACCACTAATTTTTCACGATGCATTACCGATACCCCTGCTTAGTTAATTCATGATTTAATTCTTGCTCATACGTTTTTGGCAGCCGCTTTCTAGCCGCTTCGCGCATGGCTTTTTGTGATGCTCGCTTGATAAACACATACGGAATCGATGGACCAAACTTCTTATCGATCGGCAGCCGCCCAGTACCACGACGACGAAAAACACCCTTTCCACCGCCAGGCATATCCGCGATGAATGCACCAGGTATCATTTTTTTCCGACCACCTTTGCCACGGTATTTAACACCACCACGACCGACGACCTTCCCGCCTTTGAAACTACCTGTTTTCTTGTTACGCAACCGCTTGCGCTTACCGACTTGCCTCGCACCCATCGCAATCAGCGACAGCCTGCGACCAGATGCCGAAACGGCTGCGACCTGATTTGTTTTTGTTGCACGATGAATTCTTAAATGTTTACGTGCTTCTTTCTGCGTGATGCCAATGTCTTTAGACAGGTGCTTAACCACAGCGCCCTGCGTTGGACGGATAACCTTGTTTAAAGCTCGCACCTTAGCAGTCGGTATTACCTTGCGCTTAATACCCACCACCATGCGCTCAACTTGCTTAAAGTCCTGCCGGACATCAAAGCTGAATGCATTAGCCACTACTGCAACACCCACATCGTCACCGCATTATCAGACTCTTCCGGCTCACGATCTTTAATTTCCATGTCTTTCTCAACCAGCTTACTGCCATCGTTTTTATACAACGACACCATCGCACCGAAGCCGATACCGGCCGCATCGAAGGCAGTTTTGTCACCCAGAATCGTCCAGCGGTGACCTTCTATTTTTCCGGTGGCAACCCAGCGTTGATCTGCGATAACACTAAACGCCACCGCCTTAGTGGTATTCGGATGCCCTGCAACATATTCTTTTGGCGTGATGATGGCTGTGGCATTAGCCAAGTGCGCCATCCCCGCGGTTGCGGTTAGTGCATCAAGATCATCACCACGTTTTGGCATACCTTTTCCCTCAACTAAAAAGGCCGGACTAATGCCCGGCCTTTTGATTTATCTATCGCTTTTGCTTTACTAGATTGCGCGCGGCATTCGATGCGAGGCGAGGCGAGGCGACCGCCTGAGCACCTGTTGTTGCATGGCAGTTAGCACAAAACTGTTTGTGACGCTCGTTGATAGCCGCAAACTTAACGACCACCGGACTAGTGATGCCCGGAGGCTTCGCGACCTCCTGCGCGCTTATGCTCTGGCTATGGCAGCTTGCACACTGAGCGGTGGTGTCTACTATTAGTAACACTGGGGTTGTATAAACCCCCTCTGCCATTGCCTGACCAGGCAATACTAAGCAAGCCATTAAAAACGCAAAGGTAAGCAACAGCATACGATACATTCGCATTGGTTCTTTTCTTCCTTTTGGGTTGAGTTGTGCAGGCCTTAATAGATAAAGCCCGCGGGTTGAGACTAGCTTAATAGTGGCTCGACAATCCCCCAAATGGCGTCACGCTCTTCTGCGGTGGTTTCAAACCCAACCGCTTTAAGTGCAGCAACTTCCGGTACACCATCTTTGGTTACATGGTCCTCATCGGCTGGATCGAGCTGTCTGAATGCAGCAGTAAAGTCTTTGAGACGCGCACCATCAATTGTGATGTTGATTTTTTGGGCAGACTGAGCAGGTGATTCTGCACCCGCTTCGAATGAGGCGGTACCGTTTCCGAGCATTCGCTCAAGGTCCGCATCTTTTAGGCCGTATTTCTTATCTGGCCAATCGATACTGGTAACATCAGTGCCAGCACCGAGTTTTACCTTCCCTTTTTTACCCAGCCCCACAGATATGGAACCAGACAGGTAGAGTGTTTTCGACATAATTAATCATCCTTACAAAGCTTAGGCGGTGATAAGTCACCGCCATCGTGGATACCTAGGGCTTAACCGACAGTGGCAACAACCACGTTGTTCTTTCCGGGTGTAATCGCCATTGGTGCAGATTGAGTCATGGCATACTCAACAGCTGGGTCTTCTTCTTCCCACATTTTTGGAAAACGTGAAAGCGCCTGGAACCCGGCTTTCTTATCCAGGATCGCGCCGTAAGCCATCACGCCATCAATCGCACTAGAACCACCCACAACCACATTATCAGGAATGAACTTTACCTTTGTACCTGCTGCGTTTTTATACCAGCCATCATAAACCCAGATTGCATAAGTACCGATATAACCTTTGAAGGACGCCCACTTTTCATTATCAGGCCCAAGCTCAAGCTTGCTGCGATCAGACAACCCTTTCGTGTTATCCAAAAAATCTTTAACTGACTGGAATTTTTTAAACAGCTTCCACGTGACCGAGTTCATGACGTAATCAGTAATCGGCGCATCTGAAATGGCGTTCCAGTCATCAAGATCATCAGTCGGTGTTGCGTTTACCGTGTCCGTCCAAACATCTGTACCACCCAGCGTAATCGTATTGGCAGCGTTACGCCCATAATCAACCACGACAGCCGGGTAGTTTTCACCTTCCAATGTGACCCTGCCATTAAGAAGCGCCTCAGCAGCCATCCACTCTTCACGACGTGAAATCTGCCTTTCTTGCTTATTAAGCAGGTCTACTACGGTGGCATCATAACGCTGCGCAGGACTCATCACCCCACCCAGCTGCTCGCCCGCTTTACGTTTAATGACATGATCAGGACGAATTATGTCCTTAGGCTTAACATAGGCCGGCTTAATTCTCCGCAGCACCTTGCCCGGCTCAGCAGAGACATTTCCTGACACATATGGCGATACCAGCGGTGCCAGTGTTTCGTCAATCTCCATTTCATCGAAATCAATATATTCACTTTCCGAGTTCACGACATCAGGGAAAAATAATTGCACCAGAAACGGCACAAAGTAATCCTGATTTTGGCGAACGCCTAATAGGGTTGAAGTATCAAATGACATTTACCGACTCCTTACACGATTGTGATTGGGGTACGATCAAAAGCAGCTTTCTTCTGAGCGTCCGTTGTAAAATTTGCATGCCATATAACTTCACTCAGACGCAACTTAGCGCCCTTGTAAAACTGACAAGTCTTATCCGCTGCCGACGCGTCACAGTCATGCGCCAAAACACCTACAGGTATTTGACTGCCATCAATTGCACCAGGGGCGCACTCGATAAGTTTTCGTGTCGCAGTCACACGACCGACGACCTGCTTGCGCGTCAGATTTTGCCCTGATAGCAGCGTTGCGCTATCTGTCATAATGCCATCGCTACCCGCAATCAGATTATCCGGGGCATGCGAGGCCGTTGCTGAACCAGCAATTGCATCCATAATCTAGCTCCTGTTCTTAAGGCCTTTGGCCTGGTTATAGTTTGCACACATGCGGGTTACATCCGACACTTCACCGCTACCGCCACCACCCTCCGCCCCAATTTCAGGCTGATCGGTTTGCGCCATTACCTCATCCAGCTTGTTTGCTGCAGGCTTCACCGCAGAACCACCGGCCTTTAGCACATCAATGGCAGCTTCTGCTGTCATCTCAGTTTCATACGCCAGGTGTTCTGCTTGCGCTTCACGCCCCTTTGCATGCTCACTCGACATAATGGATTTAATGCGCGCGCGCTCAGCAGCCACATCACTGACCGTCTCAGTTTCAACCCCAGGCGTCACAGCCCCCGGTTTTTCTGCTGTTACTTCAGGCTTCGCTTCCACCGCTTTGGTAGTGACGGGTTCGCTGGCCGTTGCAGTTGCCGCTGGCATTTTATCTTGATCTGCCTTTGGCTTATCTTTCTCAATTGACATAGTACTTGTCTCCATGCCTGTTATTGTTCGACGCGAACCCGCGCCACCTTTTTCCGAAATCAATCGGGAAATCGTTTCATCCGTTGATTCAATACCACTCGCCAGGCCAACGCTCATGGATTCATCGCCCACGTAAACCGCTGCCTGCGTACTGATGACTGCTTGAACATCCATGCCCTGATAAAGCGCGATGCGCTGCGTGAACAAGGTGTATAGCTTGATGCAGACATCCTGATAACGTGCGCGGACATCTTCGGGTAGTGGCTCAAATGGGTTGCCATCGATCTTGTGATCACCCATAAAAATATGCGTGATCTTCAGGCCCATCTTTTCAACACGTTTTGATTGATCAACATGACGCATCACAACCCCGATAGAACCTAAGCACGCGGTTTCTGTTGCATAAACCTCACTGCATGCCGATGCCAACAAATAGCCAGCAGAACAGGCCATGTCGCTCACAGCAGCTACAATTCGTTTTGTACCGCGGGCCTCATATATTTTCTGCGCTAATGAAAACACACCAGACACTTCACCACCCGGCGTTTCAAATACAAACAGCACCGTGTGCACATCTTGCTCTGCAAGCGTTGCGTCTAATTGGATGGCGATGGCTTGATAACCAAGGATGTAAGAGCTATCCGCCTGAAAACCACCACGATGCGCTAAACCGCCGAACACCTCTATAACCGCCACACCTTCAATAACTTTGTAGCCAGGCTCGCGCCGCTCACCAGACTGCGAGATATACATACTCGGTCCTGGTGAATCTTCTACATGAACACCGATGCGCTCTTGAAGACCGAAGATAACCGCGTCCAGCTTGTCCGGCAGCACCATCAACGGGATGTTGAACAGCCGCGATGCGATAAGTGGATTACGCATTAATTGCTCCAAATAAAAAAGGGCTGCACGATTGCAGCCCTCTGCTTATGTTGTGGCGCGCTTGCGCCATTAGTTAATGGTTATTCTGTTGCAGCAACTTCTGGGGCCATATACGCACGCAGGCTAGAACGAGTGACACCTTGCTTGGTCATATACGCATTCTCTCTGGCGATCTGGTCGATATTCTCTTCCCAGTCCTTTCCGCGTGACGCACAAGCATCTTCAAAAGTGAGCGTCCCCATATCCATTTCAAGTTCATCGGCTTTTGATTCTTTCAGCGGATCGATTGCGCCTTTGCCTGGACCGATCCATTTAGACCGGCAGTAAGCCGCTTTGGCATCGTAGAAATCTGGCGCACCAACTGGCAACTCAACCTCACCTTTGTCGACTGCTTCTTCTAGCCAGAGGGAATAAACCATTGCAGCAAACCGCGCGCCATACAGATCACGCCGACCCATGAAGAATTTCCATGCTTCCATCAAGCCAGCACGCGCGCCACTGTAGTTTGTTTGCGTGTAATCCCTTGCCAACTGCTCATAAGTGAGATTCCAGCCCGCTGCAAGATTCCTTAAGAAGGACTTTTCAAACTGCGCAAAGTTAGGGCCCGGCTGATTAACCGAATTAAAACTAAGATCATCGCCGGGCATCAGGCGCGTAACTTGTTTGCCATTGACGCGCACACCACGCTCACCATAAAAAGACTGCCCCGCACTCATCACGCCAGTAAGATAAGGCGCAACATCCTCAGCACCAAGCGTTTCGGCAGCCTGCGCATAATTCATATCTGTTTTAAGCACCGCCGCATACATTGCATTTAGCACCGCCGCATCCATGGTGACATTCTGCAGCTGGTCTAACTTAAAGCTGTTAGCGATAACAGTCGCAAGCCCGGTGATGCCACGTGATTGACCCGGGCGTTTTTGCTCATACAGGTGGATAACCTGTTGACGACCCCAGTCAGTCTCACGCGCGACAGGCTGCCAGATGTAGGTATGGCTGCCAGCAAAGCGCATATCACTCTGCAGCGCACTGCGGAAATGGTAGGTATGTGCCGCACTGTGTTTATCCATCTCAACACCACCGCGGAGTGTAGCGGTATCCATTTGGCCACTTGGATTACTCAGGCGCGCTGGGTCAATCATTTGTATGGCAGTGGCATACTGGCAACCACGATCCGGCAGCCATTCAGCCGTACCCAGAATTTCACCCGGGCCTAGCAGTTGTTGCTGTGCAAGCACCTGCATCGCACCAAAGGTTAAACGCCGCCCCGCATCGATATAGCAAGCGGGATCATCTGCAAACGCACGAAACTTTGCCTCAGCGATGCGCGACCACTCAGCTGCCCATTCTGCATCCAACCCCAGTGCTTTATAGTCAGGCTTTGCCGAAAGACGAAGACCCGAACCAATGATATTATCAGTATGAATCTGTGCGGCACCGGCAGCCAGCGGCATGTTGCGGTGCATGTCGTGGGCGCGGCCCACCATGCCATTCATGTCTGGCAGCAGCTCTGCATCTGCTGAACGCACAGGCGGATTCCATCTCAGCATATCGTGGTCCGACTGCCCACCGGTATAGCCACTCATAGACGACGACGGGAAGTTATTGCCATCCATGTCGACAATTAGCGATTGATTAGCACTCATTAGTTGTAATGCCTAATCGGGCCACGATAGCCCTTGGACACATCACCCACTTCCGCTTCAAGTTCCGCTATGTAACGGCGTAACTTCTTTTCTGTGGCGGGCGTGTACTGAGTAGTCCGGCCATTGACCGTGACGGTCACAATCGAATCACCCATGACCAACGCATGTAGTGCGGTCTTGGCATCCGCCAATTGTGCTGCATAATCTATTGCCATGATTTACCCATTAAAGTGTTGACCTAGCGCGGCTAGTGATGTTTTTTTGGGCCTGCCTTCTGCATCGACACAGTTCGGTGCGACAGTAAACAAATCCACCTGTTTCAACTTATGTTCTAGATCATCCCACCTGGTATCGTCCCAGGTATGCAACCTTATTTCACGCGCTGAATGTTCAGACATCACAGTACAATCAAGCCCTTCATTACGCACGCCAGACTTAACTTCATACGTCATCTTTCCGCCTGATCGACGGGATGGAATTTTAATTTCTGAAAATATCTGCTCTAAAAAATCCGCCCGAACTTCTTTATACCAATGCACACGCCCCGACCCCGCACCTTGCAGGTGAAAGCAACCATGCTCACCTATCAGATAATCCTTGGCCTTATAGGTACCAATGATGTGCACCTGAACACCCATCTTCGCGGCTTTGCTGCTGTTCTTGCCACGTCGATCCAGTGGTGCTGGTTTTGTAAAGATTTCCTTGACACCGTAATCATGACTACTGCCTTTAATCGCTAGTATGTTGTGTCGCTTTCGCTTGCGGTCTCGCACATACCAGTAACCGATCTCGGAAAAGTTACCATCCGAACAATCGAGCCCGGCAGCGGCAACATGCATGGGATAACCCAGCGCATGCTTAAACTTTCGGGCATCCCATAACAGGCTATCGAGCGCATCCCACACGGGGTCTTTCTTATCTGCTGTTCTTTCTTTGGCTGGTAGCTCACCCCAGTAAATCAACCAGCGCTCCATACCACGGCCAAAGCCCCAAATGGTGACCGCCAATCGATCCCTCTGCACATCAACCCCAGCGGTTAACCGCAGCACACCCGCTGGCACATGAAACTCTTGATAGTCATCCGCACGTTTGGCCATCTCTTCCATGTCGAGATCAAGCCCAGCATGCTGATACGGGATGCCCATAGAAGAGTTAACGAACACCACCAACTTTTCAATCTTGCCTTGCGCGGCCTCCCCCTTTGCGTCCTCCCACTTTTGCGCCAATAGTGCAATTTTAGAACCGGGAAACGGACTATATAGCTCATTTATCCAAAAACTGGCCACGCCTTTAAAGGGTGCAGTAGCACGCCACTCGCCATGTTTAACAGACCAATTCTTGTCGTTATCATTCCATGCGGTATCACAGCACGGTGCGTGATAGAAAGCATCTTCTGCCTTTCCCTCATCCCACCTGAGGTTTTCAAAACCGAGCACATGACGATCACCACAATTGCGGCACTCAACATAAAACTTACGCTTATCGCCACGCTCATACTGCGCCTCAACCGGGCAAGCACCTTTAACCGATGGCGTACCACCGATGATCATCTTCCACCTATTATAGGTCTTTGCACGCTCGCGAATAAGCGCTATCGAATCACCCTGCGCATTAACATCCGTAGCAGCATCGGCAGGCTCTTCGACGACGATAAAAGGAATCGCATCAGACTTTAGATCTGAAATAGCACGCGAGGTGACAAACTCAACAGAGCCACCAGGGAAGTTCCAGAAGTCCCAGGTGTTACCGCTTTTACGCGACCCACTCAGGTCAATCTTCGCCCTTAACCGAGGCGTCGCCTCCACCATTGGGCGGAACTTTTTAATACTGTATTTCTTCGACGCTTTGAGCGTTGGAAACATGATGATTATTTTGAGAGGATCAATATCAGCACGCTTACCGATTACATTATTGACCAACTCTGTCCACGCGACCTGTGCGGACTTCATACCGACTATCTCATGGATATTAGGATCGTCTACAGCATCCAGAATGCCATCTATATACGGCGTGACGCTTGACTTATATTTACCGGATCTTGCACTAGCCTTAGACGATACAAACCTATACCTATTCGACCACTCCAGCGTCGACATCTTCGGCGGCGGCAACCAACGCTTCCACGCCTTCGATATTAGCCGCCTCGCGTTCCGAGTCGTATCCAGCCAACTCGGACAAGGCTGAGTAGATGGATTCGTCGATAATTGATGCATCAAGGTCTATCCCATATCGAGCGTCTATTTCTGTTTTCAGCCCCTCTGAAATACTCAGTAACATTTGACGCGAGGCTGTTATGGCCTGCTCTAGTTCACGTTCATAAACCTCAGATTCAACAACAACATCTGAGTCTTTAGCCAGCTGAAGCTCTTTGCACATTGTGTTTACTTGCGATTCACGCGTACGGGCTTTCGCCAGCGAGCTGGCTTGATCACCACCACGGCCTGCAGCCGTTTCACGCTGATCTTTTATATAAGCAAGTCTAAAATCACGCTGACTGATGGTCTTACTATCCAACCCCAGACGCGTGCATATCTCACGAACACTGCGATCAGTCTCAAGCCCTATATGCGCAGCTAATTCTTTTTGTGTTTTTGGCAGGTTGTCTTCGTTGCTATCGCACACGTGTTTTATATACCCCGGAACCAACCTTCTCTATTTCAATTGATTTTCTGCCGAGACCTTAAAGGCTCAACAATTACGAATTCTCCACGGTTCGAATTACCCGTGGTTGGTGGAGCAAGTGCCAGGGACACCCCGCACTGCTATGTAGTACGGTCAGAGGCAGTAACGGGGTAAATCCCGTCAAGCTCTTCGCCAGCCTTACCCACCAGAAATACGCGTATTTTATATTTTACACCGGCGGTAAGAGACCAATCCGCAGGGACTTGCGCGAAGTAATCACCCTGCGAGCTCTTAATATAAGAAAAACTAACAGGCGTTCCACCTGTGCTAGTTTCATCTTGATTCAGCAGCTCTGCCGTACCGCTCGCGTCATTGACTGCCGGATATGCCGCACCACTAAACCTACTAAGACCGTTTATCAACCCTGAAAAAATCAGTAGATTACTATTTTTACCCGCTAATAACGTGAGTGACATCTATACGATCTCGCTTGCTGCATCCTGCCTAACATTTTTTACCTTAAGCTTATTAGGGCCCGGTATGCGCTCACCTTGCTCACCTGTATCCACATCCCTTGCCCAGCCGAATTGAACCCAGCTACGCAGCTTAACTTCATCTTCAGTTGATTTTGAGATTACAACTTCACCTGCAACGCGTTCTTCTTTGCCATCTTTAATGCTAGCTTCCACGATCGCAACTTTCATCATGTTGGGTCTCCAATCTCGTGATCCCACGCAGGGATATCGACCGCACCACCAGACGTTAACGCCTGACTCGTGCATGTGGTTACGTCAAGAAGATTGACGCCATCAGTAATCGCAACATGATTACCTGTTCCAGTCGATGTAATGCTCACATCCGCCTTAGCACCCACCGTTACCTTACGCCCAGAGACATCACCATTAGCCGTGGTGTAGTCTGGTGCGGACATTGCCACACTCGCCAGGTTGTAAGTGGTGACAGCCTCCGCCCTCGTTAGCGGCTGCGCAGAACAAACATGCTGCTGAGTACCCGTTGCAATAACGTCTAGCCCAGCATCCGCCACACTATCATGCGTTGATTTTGCCATTATCACTTACCTCAATTGATTGTAGGGCTACTACTTAGCCCCGGAATAGCGACCAGAAAAATTACTTTCCTGGTCTTATTTCAAATTTACCGTCTAATACTGAGATAATCACCAATGTCCCCTCAAGCCAACCAAACACAGCACCAAAGCCGACATGCTGAATTAACTGAAACTGCGCGAGATCATCCACAACCAGCCCACCAGCCCCGAGTGCCACACCGTCTAAAGCTTGACTCTGCGCACTCTCCTGAACACTCAACACACCATGCTGTGTTAATGCCAAGCTATCAAACTGCTGGCTTTGAAACAGATCATGAACAGTGATCGAATTATGTTGCGCCAACACCACTACACCACTCGTTTGTAACTGCCTAAGCGGACTGACTGATAAAGCACTATTCTGTGAGAGCGCGATATTTTCAGCCGACATCGCTTGCGATGATGACTGTATGACTAGTGATATTGCAGCGGCCACAACCCACGTTATCACCCAATCCGCAGACCTTACGCCTGTTGCTGCTCGGATTATCTGGCATGTTGTAGTTTGATTTACCGTCGGCATACTGGACAGCCTAAATTCGCTCGTTGCCTCGGGGAAATTGGCGATATTGGATGGAATTGTCAACGTGTCGCACTCAAGCTGATCCCCGGTTACAGGATCAGGGGCACCGGTAAATCCAAATAGCATGTAGCCAATTGTTGGCCAAACTGGACTTACTAGATTAATGTAGCTACGACCAGCGGCGGGGGTAAACGGTATCTCAGAACTGGTGTCAAAACTAGTATCATCGTCCGTATATACAAACGAATACCCTGTGACATCGTATAAACCAATCGCACCGGCTGATGGCATAGTTGCAATTAAATCTCCACTAGCGCCGGGGTACGTTGTTATAGTGCAAGGGATACCGTTGTACGTCAGTGCGGCTCCCCCCTGAGACACGCTGGCACTAGTTATACCGATAATAATCCCTGCCTCACCACGCGCAACTGTAGCAGGTACAGACGTTATTGACGCGCCCGCCGCAACATACTCCATCGCGCCGATAGTTACGCCGCCCTCGCCTGCGTTTTCGAGTAAAACGTTTTTCGTCCTGTACCCGTCGCGCACCCACACATGCAGATCAATCGGCCTTCGGGGAGATGCGTTAGCTGCAATCTGTGACTTAGTTGCATCGTCATACCCGTTGATGTTAAGCATGTCAGCGACAACTGAAGCAACCGTACCTACACCGAGGCCCTGCGTTAAATCCCAGTTCGCGGCGCTCCTAGTGATGTCGAAGAACTCAGGATCTTCTTCTATATCATTCCCACCATAGCCAACCGTAACACCGGCAGTCTTCGTCGCGCTCGTAACCCCGTGGTATTTATCGTCAATCTGATACCAGCACTGACTGTCCATGAGCGTTATTTGGTCGTCAGCGGGTACGGCAGCATCGAAATTAAACCCAAGCGAACCTACCACAGGCGTTTTGTTGTAGATAATTGTGTTTGTTAGATTTAGCGTCCCTGTAACACTACCTCCCGATTCTGTACGGAAAATAGAACCATACGCGGCATCGTAATTACCAACGAGTGTGCAATTAAAAAAATTGTAGATATCCGCCATTGCCGAACCGAGCGCATTACCCAGCACGCATGACTTTTCGTCCAGTACCAGCCCATGGGATACTGTTAACGGCGAGCTAGGGCTTAATATGCATAAATCCCCATCATCCGTGTATGAGTCAGTCCAGACAAGCTCCATGACCGGCCTTGTTATCTCGCTGAAAATCGCATTAAATGGTTTGGGGTTGTTTTTCTCATGAATCACGTATGAGTCAACGCACGACCCGCTTGCGCCCTCAGCTATAGATGTGCCGGTAAATCCAGCGTTTATATGGAAAAATGAGTCAGTTACGTCAGGGTCATGCCCGGATACGGTGATGGCAAAGTAAGGGGTGTTTGAAAATACCATCACCTCCATCGCAGGCAGCCGCCTCGTGCCTAATCTCAGCCCTTTGTTAGTTGCGTCAGAGTCAAACGTAATATGACTCAACGCAATTGTGCCTGTACCCAATGACATTTCATTTGTATCAACAACGTGCAGCGAGTATGACGACGTGGAAGGGTTTCGAATGTCACCGTACCTAATAATCTGCGTCGCATTGGCATGTAGATTTCCACCGATTGCACTAGCACCGCAACCTGTAAACGTAAAATGCTCAAGCCTGATCGTTTCACCGGCTGTAAATGTAAAATTATCCCCAATGCCTAGACTAGGCCCGTCACCACCTAGTCCCGCGATATCAACAAAATCAATATAATCCATATCAACGTGGCACTGAAAAGCAGTTACGGGCATGTGTATCCGACCACTACCGGCGACAGAAGACTGAACTCGAATTCTATTGAGCGATGTCCCAACACACACTAGTTGATTATGATTACTGACATTACTTGTAAATAAGACGTCATTACCGTTAATATCCAAGACCGACCCGCCGCTCATTTCCAAGCGGTTCCACGCGTTTAACGTCATAGGGGCTGTGAGTGTCAATGTACCTTGGACGATAAAACGAGCACGGGTGGATGCACCCGTACCTGTAAGTGCTATCGCACCCAGCGTTAACGCTAGCGCCGACGGAATCGTGTTAGTAAATGCCCCAAGATCAAATGTATCTGTGGAAAGCACCGGCCACCCTTGGATATTCCAAGAGCCATCAACGTCATGATCAGCGTCAGCTACTTTTATATAGTGGGCCATTAGATAACAACCTCATGTCCGCGAATACCTAGGTAATCAGCACGATATGGCGCTACCAACTCTCCGTTTATATCTGTATACGCCACGCTAGTATCTGATAAGTCTAAATTTTTCCGCGTATATACCCCCGTGTAAGCACCGACGGAATCTTCATCTATGCCGTTTGGTGCGGCACTAGTGTGCTCGATCACGGAGCGCTCGGACAAGAACGCGGTCGATCCTGAGTTTTCAACGATAATTGCTGGTGAACCACCTGTCACTTTCAGCGTATTCCTGTACTCCCACCGACCGACTTGCGTAGTAGCCTCTGGCCCCCATGCTAAAATTGAACCCGACCCCTCGAAATTGTTGTAACACAGCTCCACGTTTGTCACATCATTGTAGTTATCAACTCTCATCAGGACACCGGAATTACCCGTCCCTGAATTGTTCCTAAGTGAGATATTAAGATTATCACCTAACTTAACGTATAACCCAGAGTTTGAATTATTTATTATGTTGTCAGAAAAAACACCATTCTGCACATCATATGTAGTTGTGATACCCAGTCCGAGCAGGTTATCAAAGTTGCCGTGACTAATTGCTGCGTACATTTGTGGTGATGAATTACCACCTAAAAAAAATATAGCAGCATTGGAACCCGGAACCCCGGCAGGAGCAGCCCCATGGTCGTAAGTAATTTTATACGCGGAAAGTCTACTATCCCAGTGCTCTACAAGTCTTTTTATCGTAGCATTGAATCCGGTGAAACTTAAATTATGAAACGCAACATCGTTAGAGGCACCCCCCACGTAGAAACTCATGCGGGATTCCGTGAAATCAAACATAGCAACTTCGCCGGGATAACCCATGAACGCTCTTGGCTTATTCGTACCCATCGCATAGCGCTGCCCGTCAGTTACTTCTGACATTGCAGATAAGTTCGATGTTGCATACGTCCCTGTACGATGTACAGCTATTTGATTCGCAAGTGCAATTGTATTCTTGTCAGTAGAGTCCCACGGGTAAAATGAAGCGTAAGGATTACCTATCGACCCATCACCTGTAGTATCGTTCCCACCAATACTGTCAAAAAATGAATACTTAGCAGTGGCGCACTCGACAGAAAATAGTGAGTTTTGCGTATCTCCATTGCGGTCTGTAACTGTTATAGTTATACCTGAGTGTGTTCCAAGTGTTGGCGTGGGCCACTTAATTATCCCGTAATCAACGTCCCCTAATAAGGCACCAACAGTCATACCGGTAGGGGCACCTGACAACGAGTAAGTAAAAGGCCATTCCCCGCCTTGCACATTACACGGAACGTCATACTGCATCGCAGGGTATGCGTTTCGGTATATGTATTCTGAGGTTGTTTCGGTGTCAGGCCGGGGATGAGATATAACAATCGGCATCTTTGCAAGCACCCGTGCATCAAGCAGTGCACCAGGATCATTACCGTGAATCGACCCGTCAGCGTAGCGCGTGTAACTGTATAAAGGCACTGTAAAATCAGTCAACTAGAAATCTCCCGCATAATATGCTCTGGCAATCTCACTCGCAATCCATGGCAATCCATGGCAATCCACCGGCCTGCGACAGTACATGTCGAACCCTCTATGGATTAAAACGCAAAAACCCCGCACTGATGCGAGGCTATAAAAATAAATACAACAAGCCAACCAACAAACCAACCGGAACCGGAACCCCCTATAGGGCGCAAAATCTAGAAATTTATCGCGGTTCGAATTACC